ATATCCCAAATGAATCAGAGTGGCATAGAAAAAATCAAGGTAAGATTTATACACCTAATCCAAAATTACAATATATGAATGTATCGGATAGGTCTTTATGGTTATTACAAAAGTTTGATGTGAAATTAAATCAAACAGAATATATTGGTTTAAAATTAGCAGATGGATTGTATGAAGAAGGAAATAAACAATATTTTATTTCTTTTAGTCCAGATTTTGAATTACAAACAAATCTACCTCATATCATACATCAGGCAGACATGCTTGCTTCAAAAACTGAAAGAGATAATTGGAAGTATGGAGAAAAAAAACAAGTTAATGTAAAAGTTCCAAAGACAAAAGATGAACAAAAACAAGTAGAAAATCTCAAATCTAAATTTGATGAGTTATTTGCTTAGGAGATTATAATGAAAAAATATTTAAAAAAAATAAATCGTTGGTTAGTAGATATTACAGAAGTATTAAAAAATATTTTAGTATTTGCTGTAGTTTGTGGATTATTATTTAATGACCCATTTGGTATTATAAATACCATTAGTAATTTAATCAGTGGTGTGGGAGAAAAAGGATTAGCAGGATTGATATCTTTATTAATAATAACAACATTATATAGGAGAAAATAATTATGTGGTGGACATTTTTTATAATATTCTTTTTAATTAGTGTAGTATCATCTACATTGTTATTTTTTTCATTAAGAAGAATAAATCAATATGAAGATTTGTTAATTCAGTTCCAACAGATTATTGAATTTTCAGCTGAAAGAATGAAACTTGTAGACTCAAGAGGACACTATGAAGCAGATGATGAAGTAGGATTCTTTTTTAAACAAATAAAAGATTTACAGAAATTATTAAGTGAAATATTTGAAACAGAGGAGATTGAAGATGGCAATAAAAAAAGTTAAGAAAAAACCTGGCAGGAAACCAAAAAGAAAGCCATATTTTGGAATGGATGTTCAAGATGCTATCGTAAGATACAATGCATCTGATAAACCATCTGAAAGAAATAAAATATATCAAGAAGAGATACATGCAGCGTTTGATAAGTTATCTGAAAATATAATAAACACATTTAAATTTTCATACTTTGATGACCCGTTTATGGATGTAAAACACGAAGTTGTAGCATTTATGGTAATGAACATTCACAAATATGACCACACTAAAGGTTCAAAGGCATTTAGTTATTTTTCAGTTGTAGCCAAAAACTATTTAATTTTACATAATAATAACAATTATAAAAAATACAAAACACATACTGAAATCGGTTCATTACTTAAACAACCTAAACAATTAATGTTTGATGATGAAGGTACATTATTTTATCGTGAATTATCAAAAGAATTAATTAAATATTTTGATGATAAAATACCAACTATGTTTAAGAAAAAAAGAGATATTGATGTTGCATATTCTATATTAGAATTATTAAAGAGACAAGATGAAATAGAAAATTTTAATAAAAAAGCTTTATATATTTTAATTAGAGAAATGACTAATGTTAAGACTAACGAAATAACAAAGGTTGTAAATGTACTAAAAAAACATTATAAAAAAGTATTGTACGAGTATTGTAATGGTACTCCGAAGAATCAACCTAAATTCTTTTTTTAAAAATAAGACCCTCATAATGATTTATGGGGGTTTTTTTCTTATGTCAATATTTATATATGATAGGTTACATCTAATTAGGAGATTATTATGTCAAAAGATGATAATGAAATATTTGAAGGAAAAACCTTCCAAGATTTAACAAAAGATATTTATGAAAATACTACAAAGCGTAAAGTTCAAATAGATTTATTAATATCAGAAATACACGGATTTATTCAAACCATAGATGATGTGGTTATGGTTGCACCTATTATAAAAGAATATATGGATACCGCAGTTAAGAATGATGAACATTTAGTTAAGTTAGCTGGTGTATTACAAAGAATTATAAGTAAATCAAAAAGTGGTGATGAAGAAAGTATGTTATTATCAGAATCAGAAAAAGATGAACTTATGGCAACACTTCAAGATACTGTTTCTGATTTAGAAAATGAACAAAGTAGACTTGAAAGTATAAAAGATAAAACAATAAATAATCCAAACATTACGGAGAGTTAAATGGGGTCAATTCTAACTTATATTCCAAGACCAGTTGAAGGTGAATTGGAAACATATTTACAATTTGTACCAGGTCAAGTTGTAGAGGTTTGTGTAAATAGTGCTGCAAAAATAGATAGTGGTAGTCCAGCAGATAAAAATAGTATAATTGCACTACCACACATAACAAATAAACCACTTAAAGAAACTATGCTTACTAGTCAACATAGATATTTACCATTATTACGAGGTATTCAAGATGTACCAGTAAAGGGTGACCCAGTTTTATTGTGTACAATGGGAGGACAAAACTATTATTTAGGTCCACTAAACTCTGGAGGTAGTCCTAATTTTAATAAAGATATGAGTAAAAAGGTAGATGTTAGTGTTGCAAAAGGTGGTACAGACCCAATGTCAAGAGCAGGTGTTTCTTTAAATTTTCCCTTTGTAGCTCAAGCAAGATTACAAAAATATTTTAATGATGAATTAGATGCACCAGAAGGATTAGAAAAACCTGCGATTGCAGATATACACGGTGATATGATGTTTGAGGGAAGACATGGTAATAGTATAAGAATAGGAAGTCGTCATGCATTTCCATATATGATACTTTCTAATGGGAGGAGTACAAATGGTGAAGTAGAAACTACTAAAGATGGTTGTTTAATATCTTTAACTCAATATGGAACTTTGGCACAACATTATAAAAATGATGGATATCAAAATACTGATACTGATGAGATAGAAATATTACCATTTACTTTGGCAGATTCTAAATTAGATGAACCATTGCGTACTATTGAAACGACATATGGTAGAAGTCTTGGTAGAGGACTTATTGATGAAGATGAGGAGTATGATGCATATACCGATATTTATGATTATAACAAACCTCAAATATTATTAGCATCAGATAGGATTACATTAAATTCTCGTTCAGATAGTATTTTTGTTTCATCTTTTCAACACATACATTTTGGTGCAGGTAACGCAATAACATTTTCTACAAGTAATAATTTTTTAATTTCTGCTGAAACAACAACAGTAATAGATTCACCTATAATTAAATTAGGAACTGATAATAATGATGATACTGAACCATTAGTTCTTGGTGATGCCCTTGTAGATTTTTTAAAGAAAATGATGGTAGCAATTAAAAAAATAAATACTAATATTCAAACTCAAGTTTTTGCAACTGGTGCTGGTCCAACATCACCTGGTCCAACAAATTCACCAGCATTTAAAGCAATCAATGATATAGATTTTAAAGCATTAGAGGATAGTATTGAGGAGATATTAAGTAAAACAAATCGGACTACTTAATGACAAAAACATTAAAATATTATTTAATACCTTTTTATCAAAGTCAAGAATTAGATATTCCCTTTGATATACCAGACCTTGATTCAATAAAATTTGAATCTGAATTACATCATCCTGTTTATGGTTTATGTGGTGTTAAACCTACATTTGCTCATAATAATTATGAAGAGGAAAATTTTGATGATACAATGGAAGCAGTTGCTATATTTAATAATGGTTCTGAATTAAGAGCTAGATTTTATAAAGTAGATATTAATACAAATGTTTTTTTAAATAGGTTTGTAGATTTAGAACCTCGTTTAGCTACTGATGGAACTATATTAGATGAAATAATTGGTGGAAATGTTACAGAGTTTGAAGCCAAAGTTAATTACAAGGTAATGAAATTACCAGATTCTACTGTTGGTGTTGCTTCAGTTACATCTGATTATGATGGAGATTATACATCAACTTCTTTTTTTGATTCGGCATTAAAAAAACTTTATATAATAGGTCCTATGGTTTATGGTGAATCAATAGATGTTTCAGTTATTAATAATTTAGAAAATTTAACAGAAGATGGGGTAGAAGAAACTTCTGGTTTTGATATAGATAATTTATTTAATGAATACAACGCTATGGATAAAGCAAAACAACAAGGTCTTAGTCCAATTCCTTTTGGTAGGTGGATTTTATTTACAATTAGACTTTGGTTGTATTTAAGAATACCACCTAAATTAGGCGTTATTAGACATAGTGATGAATTGGCAGATACAATTGTAGATTATTATAAACAAACAGTATATGGTGCAATTAATATATGGGGTGCTACAACTGCAATGAATCCAGGTGAAAGGGGTATGAGGACTGTACTTAAATTAGCATTTAGATTATCATATCAAGCTCCTCTACCAGAATTAATGAAGGCAGTTGAACCTATGATGAAATTGGCAGTAATGATATTTTGGTTTGGTGCACAACTACATAAAATACCACCTGCGGGCTCGGTTGTTAATGTTGCAGCACCAGTAATTTTTCCAGGTATACCTACAGTAAAGTTACCAACACCAAATTTAGATTCTACACAATTTGCTAGAGAGTTAGGTTTTATGTTTGCAATTCATTCTTTAACCTTATTTGGTGTGGAGATAGGATTAGTACCTGCAGGAACTGCGTTAGTACCTGTTCCTTACCCGTGGGTTGCATTAGTTTAAGATTTATTTTAGTACAAAATCTACAATTTTTATATTTATATATGAATAATTGTATGTAATATGGAGGTTTCGATGAAAAAATCAGAATTAAGAATATTAATTAGAGAAATAGTAAGGGAAGAAGTTGCACTTTCAATTAAAAAAGTAATTAAAGAAATTACAACACCTACTAAATCAAATAAACAAAAAATACAAAAAAAACATTACTCTAACAATTCAGTGTTAAATGATGTTCTAAATGAAACTGCTCAAGGTGGTGAATGGAAAACAATGGGTGGAGAAGAATTTACAACTGAAAGAATGAACGATATTGTAGGTAGGAATTATACAGATATAACTAATTCAGAACCAACAACAAATTTAGCAGCTTCAATGGGAGTTAATCCTAATGACCCTGCTATGAGTTTTTTAAATAAAGACTATAGTAAAGTATTAAAAGCAGTAGAAAAGAAAAAAGGAAAATAATAAATGGCTGTATTAGATACAAGTAAAACACAAAAACCTTTTATAGTAGATAGAGATACTAATTCTTTTGTTGGTTTAAAGTTACCTCTACATACTGGTACAGCAGAAGGTAATTTTAAATGTACAGAAACTACTATCGAGGCAGTTAAAACTAATATAAGAAATTTATTACAAACTGAATTGGGTGAAAGAGTTTTTCAGCCTGCACTTGGAATAAGATTAAGACAATTTTTGTTCGAACCTTTTACAGAAGAAGTTCAAAGTTCTATCAGAGAATCCATTACAAAAACATTTGGGTTGTGGTTACCTTTTGTTAATATTTTAGAATTAAATGTAGATATGGTTGAGTATGATGATGAAGAAGGTAAAAATACACTTAAAGTTAGTATAAGATTTGCAGTTTCTAATTCTCCAACAGCCATTGATTCTGTTTCTGTAAATTTTCAAACTTAATAGGAAAAAAATATGGAATATAAAACTAAAAATAAAATTAGTAATGTAAAATATGTTGATAGAGATTTTATAGCACTAAAAAACTCTTTAATAAATTTTGCTAAACAATATTTTCCAAACACATATCGTGATTTTAATGAAACATCTCCTGGTATGATGTTAATAGAAATGTCTGCTTATGTAGGTGATGTTCTTAATTTTTACATAGACCATCAATATCAAGAAATGATGTTACCTCTCGCAGAAGAAAAAAGAAATATAATAAATCTTGCAAGAACATTTGGATATAAAAATAAAGCTATAATTCCTGCATTTTGTAAATTAACTCTTACACAAGAAGTTGATGCTGATTTATCTGATGCTACAAATCCAAAACCAAATTATGGTCAAACAGTAGTTTTAGATAAAGGTATGAAAGTTTCATCAACTACAAATCCAGATATTATTTTCGAAAGTTTAGATGTTGTTGATTTTACTATAAGTGGTTCTCAAGATAGATTTCCAGAAGTTTCAAGAGTTGATAACACTACTGGACTTGCTCAAAAATTTATAATAACAAGACAAGTTCAAGCAGTTAGTGGAGAAACTAAACAATTTACATTTACAGTTGGTCCACCAAAAAAATATCGTAAATTAACATTACCAGAAAAAGATGTGGTAGAAATTATTTCTTGTGTAGATGAAAATGGAGCACCCTGGTATGAAGTTGATTATTTAGCACAAGATAAAGTTCCTAAA